GCCCCGACAAGGAAGCCAAACCCGTCAAGATTTCGAGCATCGACGAGGCCATGAAGATGGTGCGCGAGAACAAGCTGCGCCTGAACAGCCCAGTCGAGTTCGGCGGTCACACGTGGACCCCCGGTCATTTCATGATCAATGAGGCGCTGCCGGTGGAATACCGCCTGAAGACGCCCACAGTCATCGACGGCAAGAAGTGGTCCAAGCTGGCGAACGACATCGCGCATTCTCACCCGGAACAGGCTGGCCGCGTGATCAGCCAGATGAAGGATCTGGGTTTTGATGCGTCCACGCGGCTCGGGTTCTCGATCGACCTCAAGTCATTGCGTGAGCACCGCGAACGCCGCGACGCCATCATGAAAGAGGTGCAGGAGCGCGCGAAGGAAGATCCGGCAAAAGCGATCTCGTGGGGAACCAAGGAAGTCGAGAAGTTGATGGACGATTTGTCGGAAGACAACCCGTACCGCATGATGAGCTTCGGTTCAGGCGCAAAGAACAAGCACCGCATCAACATCCGCCAGCTGATGTTCAGCCCGGTAGGCGTGACTGACAACAAGGGCAAGATCGTGCCTGTGCCGATCACGCGCAGCTATGTTGAGGGTCTTGGCGCCAGTGAGTACTGGGCGACATTCCCCGGCGCCCGCAAAGGCATCGCCGACCGCGCCGTGTCGACGCAGGACACCGGTGCTTTCGCTAAAGAGCTGGTGAACACGACGATCAACATGCGGGTCACAGACACGGATTGCAGGACAACACAGGGCATTTCGATGTCGCCGACGCATCCGGATTTCGTGGGGCGGTATCTGGTGGACGGCCGCCTTGTAACACCGGCACTACAGGCCGAACTGGCGAAGAAGGGCGGTTCATTTACTGTGCGTTCAGCGCTGACTTGCCAGCTCCCGCATGGTGTCTGCCAGCGTTGTGCTGGTCTGAACGAAGCAGGTCAGCACCACCCGATCGGTTTCCACATCGGTGCGTACGCCGGTACCACCATCAGCGAGCCCATCACGCAGATGGTGCTTCGCCAGTTCCATTCGCAGGGCGCTATCGGCGCCAAGGAAGTCGGTTACAAGCGTGTCCGCCAGATTTTCTCAATGCCCGAGAACATCCGTGGCAAGGCCACGCTGTCAGCAGAAGATGGCCACGTCGAGGCCCTGACCGAGAGCCCCGGTGGCGGTTGGGACGTGACCGTCAACGGTGTGCGCCACTTTGTGCCGTTGGAAACCGGCCTAGACGACACCATCAAGCTCGGCATGCCGGTGAAGAAGGGCCAGCAGTTGAGCAAATCCGGCGTACTCAAGATTCAGGAAGTCGCGGAGTTGCGCGGCCACGAGGCGGCGCGTGATCAAATCATCAAAGACCTTGATGATGAGATGAGCGCGGCTGGCCAGAACATTCGCCGTCGAATCTATGAGATGGCGGTGAAACCGATGATCGACAAGGTGTACGTGGACGATCCGGGCGACGCGGTGCTGCAAGGCGTCGTTGAAGGCGCGGTTATGAATGTCAATCAGGTGCGCCAGATGAACGAGAAGTTGAAACATCCCATCAAGTTCCACCCGATGGTCATGAGCGTCAAAGAGGTACCGTTTGTTGGCGAAGATCCTGTTGGGCCGTTGATGTACCAGCGCATTCCGCGGACGTTGAAGGAAGGTCCGGCGGTTGGCGCCGAGGCCAAGCTGGTTGGCCCTCAAGCGCATCCGTTGGTAGAGTACGCGTACGGTCACATCGGCGAACCCAATGCCCAAAGCAAATAGCCCCATCGTTGCCGACTTCAGCGCCATGGACGGCGCCATCGTCAGTTTTGACCCGGACACCCGGAAGTACCGTGTCCGTGTGAACTCCAGAAAGCTCAGCATCGTCGAGGCTGTCCAGCTGGAGACACCGGGATTCGAGGCGCCATTCGCCGTGGATGACATGGTGATCCTGCAGCGGATTCCTCCCAGCGGCGTGTGGGTGATCCTCGGACGCATTCAGAAGCCCCGCGCCAAGTCCTCGGAGAAGGTGACGTACCGTCAGCCGGGCGACCAGACAGAGGCGGCGCTGTTCACGTCCGATGGCGATTTTGCGGTCAAGCCGTCATCGACGGTTGAAATTTTCTTGTCGAGGGCCGGCGCTTTTGCGGCGCGTGTTGCGGCCCTGTGCACGCTGGCGTTGTCCAAGACTTCGAACCTCATCAAGATGACCTGTCAGACGTTGGTCGTTGAGATGCCGAAGATGGTTTTGCGGGCCAGTGTCGCTGACCAGACACTGGAGACTTCCGCCGGCATCGAGATGACCACCGCCGGAAACAACCAGCTGAAGTTGCAGCTGGGCGGGCTGGTCGCGGATAACGCTGATGGACTGTCCTTGGCGCTGGGGTCACTGATGAAACTGCTGATCCAGCTGCTGCCCGGCGACACCCAGCTGACGCTCACACAGAACACTACCAAGGTGGTCATCTCAACGGCCGAGTTTTTGCAGCAGTTCGGGGACGGGCAAGCCCGCTGGACCAACACCGGGCTTACCGTCAGCAAGGGTGCCACGACAATCACCGTGGCGCCAGAGAGCCTTGGAATTACGGCGCAGGCGGCGACACTTAACCTGAGTGCCTTGACTGCCAATGTGACGGGCACGATTACACTGTCCGCGGCGCAACTGATTCAGCAGAATTACTACTGGCTGACAGTGGTGCAGCGGTTGAACCAGTTGTTGCTCGTGTTCTCGACCCACACGCATCAGGCTGGGCCGATCCAGACGAGCACACCGACGGGGAGCCCGGTGAATGAAAAAGGCACTCCGATAGGGATGCCGGTTCTGCCGGCTGAACAACCGTTACCGATCTAAGAGGATCGACCATGGCCGTCTTCCTGACAAAACCCAAGCGTGTGGAGTTTCCGAAAGTTGCCGCGGTCCGCATGCCCCACGACATCAACAAGTGGGATGACGCCATCATCGACACCCTGAACGAACAGCACCCGTATCTGCCGGTCGAGCAGATCAAGATTTCGATCAGCGCCAAAGACACGCACAAAGGCACCGCCATCGGCGCGGTCAATGTCAACGACAAGATCCACATCCCGATCGTCATTGACCAGTTCCAGCTGCAGCCGTTCGACCTGTTCTTCAAGAACGGACGCCTGCACGCGCTGAGCAAGGACAGCGCGTTGGCCGCCCTGCAGAACCTTGAATTCGGCGAGACCATCCCGCCCGGCCAAGGTGAAGTGGCTGACGTGTTCCAGACCCATACCCGCGCCCCGTACGACGGCAAGTACACCTTCGCCAAGGACATGCTGTCAGATCCTGCTGACGTGGACAAAGCCCTGTCGCAGGTTTACGGCACGGACGACGTCGAGTACTTCAAGGCCGTCGACAAGTCGGTCAAGAAAGTGAAGGACCGCCTCACGGCCAGCAAGAAGACGCAGGTCAACAAGGGCAAGGCCGACAACGTCGGCACGAACGTGCTCAAGACCAACGAGAAACTCGCCGAATTTGCAGCGGCTGGCATGTCAGCCATGGTGGTGTTGCCTTAACCACAGACCAGCGTGCCGGTACACAGCGGAGTTGTGGAACTTACGGCTCCCGGCAAAGCCATCCGCGGCATGCTGTTTGACAAGTATGCTTCTATGGATGCCATGAACTTTGTGGAGCATCCGCTGTTCATTTCGGAGAGCGGCTCGGGTTACCGCGTGTCGGACGTACTTTACGGCCGCCAGCTGGTACCGGCCTCAGATCTCGCGAGTCTCCCGCTGGAGAAGATCGGTTCCAACGATGAGCCCGCAAGCGGCGATACCGGCGTGTTCTGGTGGCGCGAGAACGACCGGCTGGTCAGCACCGAGGTTGTGAAGATTGCCGACCGTCACCTGAAGCCCGGTTCCCCAGTCGTGTACTTCGTGACTGGTTCGAACGGTTTGAGCCAGCGCTTCCTCACCAAGGCAGCCGCACTCGGCCGCGCGTTCTTCGACACGCGCACGCGCATGGTGTACCTGCCCGAGAACGCACGCTTCTCCAAAGTCGCGGACTACCAGCTGGCCGCAGGTTCCTACATGCCGGAGATGACGCCGCAGCCGCACGCGCTGCTGGTCAGTTCAAACGGCCTGTTCAAGGTGTCCTTTGTTGTGGACTCTGCGACCAAGGACATCCTGCACGGCGCCTACAAGGCTGCCGAGCTGTCGGCAATGACACCGTCGCAAGCCGCGCGGTTTCTCGGCCGTCACTTCGAGAAAGAATCAGTTGAGAGCGCACTGAACAAACTCGGGCGCACAGCGGTATTGCGCATCTCGATCGACCCCTTCCTGCGCCGGGCCAAGATGGAGAAGGCGGCCAAGGTCTACACAGAGGCGGAGCTGGCCGCTCAAAAGAACATCACCAAGCAGGCGCGTGTGGCGTTGCGCGCGGTGATGCAGCTGCGTGACGGGCTTGACCCGAACCAGTTCTCGCGGCTCAAGGATCTCGGCCGGCTGATCGGCGGCGTGCCCGGTGACATCCTCAAATACGCCGCCGAGTTCATGGCGGACCAAGAGCAGGACACTGTCGACAACACGCTCGGACTCAATCTTTTGAGCGACCAGAACGTGAGTAAATACTTTGACGGTATTGACTTGCTGGAGGACGCAAGGCAATTCTGTTTGAAGCTGCTATTGGCAAGCCGTGTCGGGATGCAAATTGACAGTGACGCCGCAAGGACGGCGGCGTTCGCTCTCGACGACGTGGCCCGAGATCTGAAACAGCTGCGTTCAATGAGTACAGCCAACGCGGCAATGTAGTAGACTGCGGTTATGGGCTGGATATCACGCGAAGCGGTTCTGTCGAAGTACGGCTTGAAAGAGCCGTCTTTGATGCTGCTTGAAAGCAGCCAGCTTCTGCCGGAAAACGCGGAAGTGCGTATCCGCAACCGCATTGGCTACGACGACAATCCTCAAAATGACCTGTTGTTCCGCATCGCGCGTCTTTCCGTTGATGAGGTGACCAACAGTACGTACCCGCGGCTTCCAATGCACCGTGCGTTCATCTCGCTGTGCATGGCCGAAGGGCCGGATGTCGCAGCCGACGTCCTTCGGCGCCGGACGATTTATCCAATGTCCAATCAGGAGAGCGCGGCGCGCTGGCGTCTTTTCCTGAAGAATGTTCCTCCAGAAGCCCAAGAGTCGTTTGCCACCGCCGGCGCCCCGCTGAACGATGCCGGCAAGCTGGTAGTCAGGTTCCTTGAAATTGAGGAGGCATACGACGATGGCGGCTTGCTCAACAAGTTCAACCTGATCTTTCACAAAGTGGCAATGCGCGGCTTGCTGGATGGCCTGCTTTACCACCACGCCAATTTCAGCGCGATTGCGCGCTGCTTGAACGACCTGTACCTGTTTGAGCTGGTGGTCGAGCAGATTCTGTTCTACCAACGGTACTTCTTCGACGTGCTGGACATGGCTCAGGACGATCTGGCTGTCTATGTATCGCGGTTCTCAAAGATCCGCGATTACTACGAGACGCTGTCCATCGCGGTGCAGCACAAGGAGCTGGTGCGCTTTGTCGGCGCCATGAACCTGCCCGCCGAGATTGAGAAGCAGCAGATGCTGCGCTACGCTTTGCGTGAATGCCAGCGCGACATCGTTGGTATCCGTGCCGGCACGATCAGCCAGACCAAGTTCAACCGGGCGGTGGAACGCTCGATTCAGATTACAACCCATCTTCAGAATCAGACGGCTCTCGAAGCGGCCAAGGCCGTTGGCGCAGGCGGTGCGGAAACGGACATACCGGATCTGGTGGCGCTCAAGCACGACATGGAAGCCAACCAGCAAGCACTGCACGAGTTAGCGGAGATCCCCAGTGTCGACCGAGACAAAGTTACAGCTGGTCCCGTCGGAACAGTCAAGCCGACAGGAACAGACAGCGAATGACGATGGGAAGATTCACTCCAGCTACACCGCGGCATTTCGCCGGCTGATCTACGTGCGGCCGAACGTGCGCTTTGACGTCGACAACCGCCCCTATCTAAAACCAATCTTGGAATGTGACACGCCCGAAATGACGCTGCAGTGCGGCCGTCAGATCGGAAAAACGGTTACCATCGGCGGCAAAGAGCTGCTTCACGGGACAAACCAGCCGTACATCCCGCACCTGTACATCGCGCCCACCGGTAAACAGGTGAACGCTTTTGTGCGTTTAAGTTTTGAGTCGCTCATCAGATTGAGTCCATACCTGCGCAAGTTCATCCCGACAAACTTCAAGGAAGAGGTCTGGCAGCAGGGCATGAAGCAGCTGACAAACGGATCAGTGTTCATCTTCCGTAGTGCTTACCGCAGCGCGGACGCCATTCGCGGCTTGTCGTGTGAACATGTCGTCAAGGACGAGATGCAGGACCTGATCTCGGACCACATGCCGGTGGTGGACGAGGTGACCGCCAACTGGCCGAACGCGCGGTTCCTGAATGCCGGTACTCCGAAGACGTTCTCCAATCTGCTCGAACGGACGTGGCAGACATCGACGATGTCGGACTGGCTCGTCAAATGCAAGCATTGCAACTTCTGGAATTTTCAAGACGTCGGGATGGTCGGCGATAAAGGCTACCGCTGCAAACGCTGTGGCAAAGACGTCCAGATGCAGAATGGTATGTGGGTGATGCAGAACAGCCAGCGTAAGGATACGCATCAGGGCTTCCGTGTCACGCAGTTCATGAACCCGAACACTGCGTTCTGGCGTATCAAGCAGAAGCTGGAGCGCTACCCGCTGAGCCGGTTCTACAACGAGGTGTTGGGTCTCAGTTACGCCGAGGGTTCCGCGGTCATCGGGCGCGAGGACATGGTCCAATGCTGCCGCGAAGACTTTTCGATGCTGAAGCGCTTGCCGGCGGAACACCCGTACATTTGCGTGACTGCGGGGATCGATCATGGTACGGGTGCCGCCAGCGCGTCACGGCGCCGCGGTGACTCTCAGGTCAGCTACACCGTGTTGACCATCGGCGGCTTCGATTCGCGTACAGGCAAGTGGCGCGTGTTGTTCATGCGCAAGTTCACCGGCCCCGAGGCCGAGCTTTCCGGGCAACCACGGCTGCTCGACTTCTGGCTCCGTGAGTTCAATGTCGAAATCGTTTTCTCGGACTGGGGCTTTGGTGAGCCGAACAACCGCCGCATGATCAATGAGTATGGCTGGCTGCCGAACCGGTTCTTCTCGGTGTTTGAGTCGCACACGCTGGCGGATGCGTTCCTGCGCTGGAAGCCGGACGCCAACATGTACGTCATCAACCGCAACGAGATGTTCTTGAAGATGATCGAGTCCATCAAGGCGCAGGAGATTGAGTTCCCGAAGCTGGCGGAAATGGAGCTGTTCATCCCGGATTTCACCTCGATCTATCTGGAGCTGGACGCCGAAAAGAACACCCGCCGGTACGACCACACTGAGCCGGACGACGCTTTTCATGCCACCGCCTTTGCCTATATCGCCGGGTTGAAGTTGTCCAAGCTGTTGTCGCGCTGGTCCAACAAGCCGGTCTTTTACCGGTAACGGGCTTGAATATCGCCGGGGTCGGGCGACACTTTGGATAGGCCCCAGTCCTGACGGAGTCATCGTGGCTACGAAAAGCGCGTTTCTTGACCAGATCCTGCAGCCGAATAAAGACGACGACTGGCAGAATCTCGGCGCGGCGAAAGTGCGCGCCGGCGACCCCGGTGTAACCTACGTCAAGCCCAGCCGCGTCGAGTCCGTCCTCAATCCCAAGAAAACGGATCCGTTTGAGCAGATGATGCGGTTCATGATCATGCACCGCATGATGCAGGGTGGCGGAACGCAACTGGGCATGCCTGAGCTGATGCTGATGGGGTCTATGCCGAAGACTGGCGCGGAAACCCTGCCTTCCACGCTGGGCGAGATGGTCGGCAAGAGCCCTGATGACTACGCCTCGCGCCTGCTCAAGCAGCTGACGCCCGAGCACTATCGCGCTGCCGGCTACGGCACCAACAAGCAGGATGACGTCATCAAGAACCTCGTGGAAAGCATCATCCCCAACGAGTTGATGGCGCGTCACGCGCTGCAGGTCGGCGGCGGCAAGCAACAGCTGGGCGCGGCCATTCTGGACGCGTACCTGCGCGAGAACCCGAGCTCCAGCGGTCTGGGTTTGAAAGCCATCCTCAAGCAGCAGCTTGGCCCTCATCTCACGGGCATCACCAACCAGCAGGCCGCGGAGAATCTGAACACTGGTCTTGACGGTTTGACCCAGTCCCCCCAGAAGAAAGCGCCGTCGTTTGACGACCTGCTCTCCATGGTCAGTGAGCACGTCCAGAAAACGCAGATGATGCCGGCGACCAATCCTGCCGAGGCGGGAAAAGTGGCGCGCTATGTCAGCGCGTACGACAACATGAAGGTGGCCGTCGTTGCACCAAGTGCACGTCCGACGCCGCCGGTAGTCAGTTCGAGGCCCTCGATGGGGCCGCTTGCCGCGACGTTGGGCGGCGCAGGTCTGTTAGGCGCCGGCGCTGGTGCATCGTACTTGGGCGCCTTTAATGACCCATTGCAAGTAGCGGACAACGCGAGTGGTGCGTTGTCCGGGTTGACCAACACCGCGCTTAATATCGGCAAGGGGCTGGGCGGCACCGTTGCCGGGATGGGCGCAGGTGTTTTGGATTTTGCTAGCGCGCATCCAGTGCTCGGTCTGCTGGGCGCGCTTGGTCTCGGTGGCGGCCTCACTGCGCTGATGCGCGGGCGCAAAGGGCAGGATCCGTCGGAAATCGCGCGCCTGTCACCCAATAAATTCCTCGACGAGAAAGGTCGGTGGGTGCAATTTGACCCCGAGTCTTTTGAGAGTGTGGTCGGCCGTGACCCGAGTTTCGGGCGTTTCGCTCGTGGGCTCAACCCGCAGACCATCGCTGACATCGAGAAGCACACTAACCGCGGCGGGATGTCAAGCTTCTTTGACCGTCTACTCGGCGGAGGCCGTCGCCAAGACGCCGCACAACAGGTACTCCAGAACATCGCGTACAGCACCGGCGGCGGCTCAGCGGACCCGCTCAAGCACCTGCAGACAATCACGGGGCTTGGACGTGCACAGCTAGGCCCCGCGCTTTCACGCATGCTCATGGCCGCTCGCGCGCCGCAAACCGGTGGCGCGTTCACACAAGCGCTGGGCGACCAGCAAGGTTTGGGTGGCATGAAGATCAACCCGCAGGACCCGATGTCTCAGATGGCTCTTTTGTCCATGCTTCGGTAGGGAGTCAGCGATGAAGATGACCGCTTTCAAACTGCAGGACATGGCTAAAGAGGTTGTCGACTCAGCCACGGAGGGGGGTGATCTAAACGCGGCGATCGCAAAGGTAGCCGCACGTGAAGAGCTGAACCCGACGCAGATTCAACGCTTGGTGGAAGTAGCCAACCACGGTGCCTACGACCGCACGTACAAGACCGCCAAGGACAAGCGTTTCGCCTTCAAGCTGGCAAGCCGCGATGAGGTCATGACGCTGCTCGGCAAGAAGCCAGAGACCGAAAAGACAGCTGCGGATGACAGCTTCTTTGAGCTCCGCCGTAATACCCAGTTCGAGAAGGCCGCGTCGGAGACGCCGCCTCTGACGAACCACTATCGTGCCATGGGCGGGGCTGAAGCCGTCAAGAAGGGCTTGCTCAACGAGCTCAACCACGCGCTGTACAAGCTCAATTCTTACCAGAGCGAACTGCGCACCGAGATGTCCGGCATCGACTACAGTGTTGCTGAGTCCATGCGCAAACTGGCCGCCGAGACGCGGCGCCTGATGCTGGAAGAGCGCGTCAGCTACGCGGACCTCTACAAAGCTGCCTCCAACGGTATGGACGAGAAGCTGCGCCCGCTGGTTGACGTCATCTTCAAGAAGCTGGCGGGGCAGCTGTCAACGACGACCAAGCTGGCCAACGCCCTTGAGGACGACCTGCTCAAGAAGTTCGACCCCAAGGATTACAAGGAACTCGGCGGTGACATCATCAACGGCAACCAGCCGCTGATGATCCACCTGAAGGCATGCGTGCGCGACCTCGGTGATCGTTGCTGCATTGCCGGCCCGTACGATTCAACGAGCGGCATGGCCTCCGGTGTCGTAACCGCCATCCATGAGCTGAACAGCGCCAAAGACGTCAGCGACTACGTTGCCAACGAGGTGCAGTCATTCGCCAACAACGTGCGCAAGGGCGTCAAGTACGCCATGGCGTACATCCTCGCGAACGAGAACAGCGACGGCTGGTTTGCGAAGAAAGCAGGTATTGGCGCGCTGGCCAAAGGTCTGGTACCTTCGCTGCAGCTTGCACAGATCCTGAACCAGCTGACCGGCGGCGCGGAAACCGGCGGCTCGATCGTGAAGAAGTTGATGTCCGATCTCATGTCGCCTGTCGATGTCCGTACAGGAACGGTGATCTCGGAGGCGGCCAAGTGACACTGCGTCAGACCTACCAGCCGGTGTGCGACATCACCCTGACAGACGCCGAGCAGCAGCTGCTCGCCAAGTTCAGCGCGCACACCATGAAGCTCGCGGTGCTGCCTGACGGCCCGACGCGCATTGTCGACTTCATGGTCGACATGCTCAACAAGTTCGGGCAGGACGAGCCCATGGTTGTCGAGCGTCTCGCCAAGATCGCGGAAGTGTTCGTCAAGACGGGTGGCCACGCTGAAAAGACGGCTCTGCAGGACATGGCGCACTCCCTGCAGATGTTGGCGGCGACCCTGCCCATGAAGCAACTCCTGAAGCAGCGTGAAGAAGAGGAGATGCGCAATCAGCAGCTGCAGACGAGCTTCAAAAAGATCATGGTCGACCACCCGGTGCTTACGTCCGACCCGAAGACGCTGGCCCAGCACTTCGAGGTGATTTCGCGCTTTGCGCCTGACATCGCGGTCGATCCCACAGTCACCGGTTCCATGCTGCGTCAGTTGCAGCGTCTGGGGCCGGGCGCGCTGACCCATCAGTTTGTAGGTGAGCTGCGCAAACTGCAGGAAGGTCTCAACGCGGAACGTGAAGCCAAAGCCAGACAGATGTCGGAAGCGGTGGGCGCCTTTACGAGAGTGGCATGAACAGCTTGCGCGATGTGCTAGAAGCAATGGTAAAGCACTCAGCCGTCGGTATTCCCGGCGGCCAGATCGGCGTAGCTGATGTCGATTACCAGTCACCAGACTCGACCTCGACGCATGACATGGACACTTCGACGGCTTGGCGTCAGAACAACCCCGGCCTGCAGAATCCGCCGGAGGATCAGGATGAGCCCAAGGGGTACTCGAAAGGACGCGGTCTCTCCACATTCCTAACAGGAGCACTTGGTGCGCTAGTTCTTCAGCCGCTCTTCCAAGCTTTGAGCGGTGTGAAGCGCAAGGCGCACATCAGCCCGAGCCGGCGCATGTTGATGGCGCTGCTGGGTGGAGGGACGGCGACAGGCATGGATTACCTGCGTGACATGATCCAGAAGAAGGTCGACCAGCCGCAGAAAACGGCGCGGGTCATCGACGTACTGGGCCACACCGTTCGAGCCAGTCACCCGATGGAACGTTTGTTGATGGCGAAGGAGGCAGGTCCGCTCAGCTGGATGTTCGGGGCGAATCAACCACAACCATTTGCGCGTGGTTCGTGGTCTCAGCGGCTTCACGCCCCCGCAACAGGCGAGGCGTCAGGCTCGCCCGGTAACCAATTCAAAAGCCCCTTACTTCATCCGGATAAGCCATCTATAGGTGCAGGACCGGCGTCTGGGCAGCCCGCTACACCGGCACAGCCACTGACCTCTGGCCAGCCTAAGCAATCACAGCAACCTGCTGGTCAGCAACCCACTGGTCAGCAACCCACTGGTCAGCAACCTGCTGGTCAGCAACCTGCTGGTCAGCAACCTGCTGGTCAGCAGCAACCCACTGGATCGCAGCCACTGACCGGCGTTCCGTGGCTGGATCGTGTCTCGAACTGGTTCGGTAGCAGGAATCCATGGGCGAGTAATGAGGACCTGCAACGTTATGCCAATGCTGCGAGTCAGCATCGTGCTTATCTGAAGCAACGTTCGGATTTGAAATCGCAGATTGCCGGTGTTAGCCCCGCTACTGGCACGGCCGGCGCTGATTCCGAACAAGGCGGCCCAGCGCTCGAAGACAAGAAAAAAGGTCCGGGCGGCATGGACCTGCGCAAGCTGTACATGATGGGCATGATGGGCCAGATGATGGGTGGTGGCGGCGGTGGCTTCATGCCCATGATCGGCGGCTACGGTGGCGGTGGCATGGGCAACATGTTCCAGCACCTCATCAACATGCACATAATGGACCAGATGGGTGCGTGGGACTCGCCTGAGAAATATCAGGAAGCTCAGGACAAGATTCAGAACAAGCAGAATCCTGCGGCCAAGCCGACAGATAAGCCCGTTGACAAACCGCAAGAGTCGCGTGACCCGATGAGCGGTCAACAGTTGATGACCGTGCTCGATCCACAGCGTCGTGCGATGCAGGAGGACAAGTACAACGCACGACTGAGGATGTTGCAACAAAACACGCCGCAGCCTGCCGTGCAGCCGCCTACACCGGCGCCTACACCGGCGCCTACACCGGCGCCTACACCGGCGCCTACACCGGCGCCTACACCGGCGGGTGCAACGAAGGGCACACCTGAATCATCGTCAAAGCAGCCCAACACGCTGCAGACTGTGGAAGAATTGGCCAAGGCCAAAGAACAGACCGAGGCAGCAACTGGCGGCACACCGGAGAAAGTGCCGTCGGAGGAATTGCCGTCGCGGGAAGTGGCGAAGCCAGAGGACGTCGGTGACGAGGAAGGCCTAGTAGAGAACCCTCAGAAGCGGTCGGAGACCCCGGCCGCCAAGGCCGAGGGCAAGAAACCGGTCAAGGAAGAAAAGAAAGATCCGGCCCAAACTTGAACGCGGAGACTGGTCGTGAAGTAAACGCGGTGGAGACGACTGGTTACGCGGTGAAACACGGGTTGATTCCGAAGTCAGAGGGGCCACGTATTGAGCAGTTAATGCGGCGTATCAAGGACAATCCGACTGATTTAGCTGCGAGTTCTGAGCTCGCCAGTTTCATGAGAGAAACGGAACCACTTGTGCAGCAACACCGAGCTGAACAAGCAGAGAAACGGCGGTTGGAAAGATCAAAGCAGCGATCGGCCAGAAGACAAGCAGAGCAAACAACATGAGCCACATCAAATTCATCGACGCAGCTCTTGACCGGTTCGAACCCGGCATTGTCGACATCTTCCGCCCGCGCTGGGAGAAGACTGCCGGCATGTCGATCTACATGCCGGCCGAGATCGAGGCGTTCATGAAGACGGCGCAGCCTGTGGATGGCAAGCGCCTGCTGCTGGTTCACGGCCTTGGGTCCGAAGAAAGCTGGGGGTTCAACCGCAACGGCGATGGCTTCTCCGAGATGTGGGACGGCAAGCCGAACCTGCTGGAGAAGGACGCGTCGAAGAATTACGGCTACAAGACTTTCGAGAAGAACGCGCATACGTTCCGCGACCACCGCAACCACGACCCCAAGCTGACCATCGGCGGCAAGGTCGTGCTGGCCGCGTGGAACGACCGCATGCACCGTGTCGAGTTGATCATTCCTGTCAGCGAAAGGCTGGCACCGGATCTGGTCGACGCCATCGACAAAGGTGAAAAGATCGCGGTCAGCATGGGAGCGAAAGTTCCGCACGACGTGTGCGCCAAGTGCGGCAACAAAGCCAAGCACCGCGGCGAGTATTGCGAGCACGCCAAGTACGCCATGAACCACATCGACGAGGATGGCGTCAAGTTCGGCGTGCACAACCCGATGCCGAACTTCTTTGACATCAGTTGTCTGGGTGACCGTGGTACAGGTCGTCCTGCGGATCCTTCAGCTTTCTCGCTGGCTAAGGTCGCCACGGTGCAGAACAAGTGGGCTGGCGAGAAGAAGAGCGAGATCAAGAAGGAAGTTCCGGCTGTCGGCGAGGATGCGGAAAAGGCCTCGCAGATGACGCATTCGCTCAAGGCGCTGCTGAGCCACGCCAAGCAAGCGATGCCGCTCGATATGGGGCGCCCGGCCATGAGCCCGCTGGCGCTGCAGGCCGTCAAGCAGGCGGGTGAGCGCACCGGCACGGCCACGCTGACCGCTTACGGCATTTTGCTGACTCCCGCAGAGTTCAACAAGGTCGGCTGGACTACGGCCAACAAGATTGATTTCTCGGACTTCTCCGTGAAGCTGGCGCGCACACTCGAAACCGAGTTGCCGGGCGCCTCCATGTGGTTGTCCTACTTCGGTGACCGTTGCTGGCGCCGCGCGCAGACCAAGTCGGCCGCCGCCAGCCAGAGTGTGCAGCCGGAGTACGCCGCCGCCTACAAGGGCTACATCGAGAACGTGAAGTCGTTGCTGATGGTCCCGTTTGAGCTGAACAAGCTGGCAGCTTTCTACGGCGACAACCCCAACGTTGTGGCAGAGATGCTGCGCGATGACGACCCGATTTTGGTAAAGTGTGCCAACCCCGCCCGTGGCCTCAGTGCACAGAATTTGATTGCAGCCATGTTGGGTCCCATGGTTCTCGGGGCATACTTTAGAAGTAAGCAGCAGATGGACCCTTGGTCGGTGGGACCGATTCAAGGTTTCGTAGCCGAGCATCCGATGATGACAGGTGCGGCTACAGCGCTGTTGTGGCACAAACTTAAAGGCGGGTCGATCCCCGGTCTCGGGTAGCTGGCCGAACGGGTAGCACGATCAGTGTCAAGGAGACGGACATGTTCAACATCAAGGATATCGAAGAGTCGTATCAGAAAACGGCCAGCAACGGCGGCCAGCCCGAGAAGAAGGCGTCCGTCGAGAAGGCCCCAACCAAGGAGACTGCAGTGGGAGACACCAACGAACAGCACCGCAAAGAAGCGCTGCTGAAGACGGCCGAAGACCTCTACAATGGCGGCCAGATTTTCGCCAAGGGGTTCGTCGATTTCATGCTCAAGTCCGGCGCCGCGGCCCTCAAGACCGCGCTGCACGACGGCGGCAAGATCGAGCGCGGCGGCAGCACGATTTCTGAACCCGGCTCCATGATGACCGAGAAGGGCAACGCTCTGCCCACCTCGGTCAACAACCCCGGCAAGGGCAAGATCGACGAGAAGAAGTCGGTCAAGCACCTGACCGAGGCGGACCTGAACTCGCCCATGGCGCAGAACAAGTCCGAGGCGCGCATCAACAAGGCCATGAAGTAACCCAGAGGAGGGGACCATGTTGACGTTCACCGAGATGCTCAAGAACGAGTTGGCGAAAGAAGCCAACCTCAAAAACTTGGGCGAGAAGAAGGCCCCTCCTTTCGGCGGCAAGAAGGACGAGAAGGCCGAGGCCGCGCCCAAGGAAGAGCCCATGAAAGAAGCAGCTGACACCAACCCAGTGAGCACGGAAAAGCCCGATCCGAAGCTCGAAAAGGTCGCCGCTGACATGCAGGCGGTACAGCACTACGCCACGAAGATTGCCAGCGTTATTGAAAAAGACGCCGGCGCCGACGCGGCCAATCTGTTCCGCAACTGCATCAGCGCGGTGGCCCACCTGAAGCTGGCGGGCTATCTCAAGGAAGAGTTCGACGCACCACAGGACCTCAATCGTCTCGCGTACAACATGTACCGCGACATTGTGGCGTCCCTGTAGCGCCGTGCTCTGACTCAGTACGTGCACACAACTGGAGATTGACATGTCGGACCTGAAGAAGATCGCCGAAGCGTCCCTCAAGGACTTCCACGATCAGCAGTGTGAGACGATGTTGGCCAAGATTGCCAGCTACCCAGCTGAAGACCGCGCCGCGGTCATCAACGCGATCGAGCTGGTCAAGAAGGCCGAGTCCACCGGCGAAATCGAGAAGCAGACCAAGCTTGGACGCCTCTTGATCGCGCACGAGCTCGCCAAAGGCGCGGCCATCGCCGGCAACGAAGAACTGGCGAAGGAAGCCATGGAAAGCTTCAACGCCGGCCGTCTGGCAGGGATGCTCCTGCGCCAGAAGGTCGCCGAGGAGCTGAACAAGGCTGAATCGCAGAAAGAAGAAGTCGCTGCACAGTAAGGACCGACTGTGGCTCATACCGTTCGAACCAGCGTGGACTCGGTGCCGGGTGCTGAACCCGGCGCCAAGCAATTGCTGCGCGACAAACGGCCGGAGACATTGTCGCCGCGGTCGACCGAGAAGAAAGCGGCTGACGACGGCGCCGACTTCAAGGAGCCTGAACAAGGATCCGACGAGTTGGTGGTGAAGAAAGCCGAGGAAGACCGTGTGGCGGAAGTGCTGAAAAAGCGCGATCGCCATGTGAAGTTCGCCACCGTGCTGATGCTGAGCGCGGCCGAGTCCATACTGTTGGCCAAGGAGCAGGGCCGTGGATAAGCAGGCGTTCGACGAACTCAAGAAACTGGCCGATGCTGTTACGCGCCGGCTTGAAGCGTCGACGCATGCTAACCGCGAGCTGCGCAAGCAGGCCGCGGACCTTGCCAAAGAGGCGACCGAGCTGCGTGATAAGCTCGGGCGTTTCCAGAAGGTTGCAGAAGATCAGGGCAAGTTGATCGAAGCGCAGTCGCAAGCCATCCACATGGCGACTGAGGGCGAGATCGATTCCAGCCAGATCAAAGAGGCCATCGACCGGATTCTGAAGTACGGCCTTGACCTCTATAAAGAAGCCATGTCCCTCGGTTCCCTGTCAGCAGACTTCGGTACCGGGGTTTCAGAAAAAGATGTTGTGGGTGACGGTGTTGAAAAAACCGCCGGCGCCCCTAAGTATTACGGTGTAGCCATAACCAATCCTGTGGAAGCCTGTCTTCTGCGGATGGGTGATGACCTCAAGGGAACTTCCGGGTTCGAAACTTAACCCGGTCTACTACAAGGAGCTTGGAAAATGCCGCAGATCAACGACACGACGGGCAACATCAAGACGTCGTCGATTGTCCGCGTCGACGCCAAGTTCGAGAGCGTGAACTTCAAGGCGATTCCGCGTGGCACCGTGGACATCTCCGAAGGCTGCCTGATGATTCGCAACGCCAGTGGCGTCGCGGACGTCCCTGTGGCCGGTTCGCGACAGGTGTACATCAACTTCTCGAACCCCAACGCGCCGCAAGTGAAGGACGCCCAGAAGATCAACATCGCGGGCGGAACGCTGTTCTCGGTTGACCTTTCGAGTGGTGGTTACGCCGGCATCGTCGGCGCCCAGACTCGCATCGGCCTGCCGAAGACATCGACCTACTTCGTCACGGCTGACGTGGCCGGCCTCGCTGTTGCCGACCGTCTGACGCTCAAGGCGGACGTGGCCGACAGCAACAAGGTCAAGTTGTCCATCTTGACCAACCTTGCCACAGAACTCTGCTTCGGCGTGGTGGACCAGATCGAAACTGGCGCAGGCATCACGATTGCGTGGTTCCTGTTCAGCTCGGTCGGCTACCGCGTCTTGTAACTTACCCTCAACCAAGGAGATCACAACATGTCGGACCTGTCTGTTCTCTCGGCTGAGGACTTCAACGCTCAGTTCGTCGACGCCATCAGCCGCGGTGAAACCGCGATGGCGAAGCTGGGAGCCGCCATTGGCGACTACATCCAGCTCAAGATCCGCGAGCAGGGTTTCGCCCGCAAGATTCTCGACTACCACACCGTCACCGAACGCGACCCGATGATCCAGCGTGCTGCCAACGGCGAGCACGACGGTCTGCAGTACATCGTGCCGCTCGAACCGGACTCCGTGGCCCAGCGCATCGACTTCCGCGCCGAGCCCGAAGTTACGTACCTCGTGGGTCAGCGCTTCCCGATCAACTTCCAGATGGTCTCGACGGACGAGTTCGTCAAGAACGAGATCGAGTTGCTCGCCCACACTGAGCCCGTCCTCAAGATCATCGAGCAAAACTCGCTCAAGGACATGCAGGAGCAGGAGGACATCGCGTTCCTTGACCACGTCAAGTCCAGCGCCATGCTCGCCACGCTCCGCCTGAACCAGAGCGCCCCGCCCACGGGTATTCTGGGCGTCACCACCGGTGCACAGGTCGATGCCTTCTTCAAGGGCACCACGACCACGGCCCCGGTCGCCAACCCCACCAACTCCAACGTGCTCATGAGCTCGAACAGCTACATGCGCCGTGAAGTGCTGGCGGAGATGGCCCAGATCATGAGCAGCCGCCAGTTGCAGCTGCGCGTGATCCTGATGCACGAGTACAACTACGCGGACACCCTCCGCTGGCACGCCAGCGAAGTGGGCCACGCAACGGCGGACAAGATCACCGTCGACGGCTACCGTGAGGCCACCATCGGTGGCTACACGATCGTCACGACGATCAAGACCAACCGCCGTCTTGTTCGCCCCGGCCACCTTTACGGGTTCGCCGACAAGAGCGCTCTGGGCAAGTTCCTCCAACTCCAAGCGCCGAAGTTTTGGGTTAATAAGCGAGGCCCCAAGATCATGATGCAGGGCTGGGAAGTTGTCGGTGCCGGCATCGGCAACGTCAACGGCTGCTGCATCGTGATGCTCGCCGGTTCAGAGACGCTGGACATCCCGGTGGCCACCCAGCTGTACACGGGCGGCACCGTGCGCCTCTATCCGGAAGGCCGTGACCGTACGCCCGGTAGCCCGCCTGAAACGTAACAGATATCACAATCTTCAACAAAAAGCCCGCTTGGTAGCGGGCTTTTTGTTTGTTAAGGTGGTAACCCTGAACAGTGTAGACTACTTTCACGAGGGTTACCATGCATGCTAAAGGCCATGAAGTGCACACAGCAAAATTAACTGCGGAGAAGGTTTTAGAAATTCGGCGGTCTGTCTATGCCGGAGAGCGCTCACAATCCGAGTGGGCTCGCGAACTTTTGATGCACAACAGCACAATCTCGGATTTAGTTCGTGGTCGTTCTTGGAAGCACTTACCTTTTTAAGCGCATGCTTCTTTTCGAAAATTCAAAGGTCAGAACAATCCGGGGGCACGGTACACAGAAAAGCAGGTCCTTGGTCTGTTAACAGACTGGTACAGCCACAGATTTAAGCAAAGCACTCTGGCTGTGAAGTGGAAGATTCCACTAGGCACAGTCAACAAGATCGTCTTGCGACAATTGTGGGGGCACCTGAGCATCCATGCACAATATCGTCCCTACCGTAAAAAGAAGTGCTACCAACCATGTGTTGATCTGCCGAGTGAAGAATGGCGGCAATGGGCGGTTAATGGACAGCTCACCGCATATTGGGTGTCCAGTCTTGGCCGTTGGAAAAGACGGGGGCCATCCGGCTGGTACTTACTGCAAGGCAGCCATGCGCGTGGTCGTCATTTTGTAGGCATCTGCGTAGCTGGGCGGAGCATCACGACTCGAACTGCCCGAGCCGTCGCTTTGATGTTTGTTGCCAACCCGGACCCACAGCGCAAAATTGAAGTGAACCACAAAAATGGTGATCGGCGAGATAATCGCGCAATCAATCTTGAGTGGGTGACACCCCAAGAGAACAGTGACCACGCCAGACGAAATGACTTGTTTGCCAGTCGCGGATCAAAAAATCGTTCTGCCAAATTGGACGAGGATAAAGTCCGCATGATTCGGCAGCTGAAGCCGAAGCTCTCCGTTACCAAATTGGCACAGACTTTCGGCGTCTCACGCACAGTCATCAAAGGCATAGTTGCCCGACGGATGTGGGCGCATGTTGTCTAATTTGTATACTGTCACGCATCGTTGTCGGGCGCATACTTACCTTCGAACTTAAGGAGTCCGCATGCTAGGCGAAATGCAGCGCAGTGTGGCACAACGGCCGTATCCAATCAAAAATCGACAGCATTACCTCGTGATGAACGTGTCGCCGGTTGCAATCGACACGCACAGCTACGCCTTCCGTCCGCGGCGCGGGGCTGACCTGCAGCTGGCTGCAGGAGAAACCATCTTCACGACAGGCCTGAAATTCGCGCAGTCCGGCCTGCTGGACATGTGGCCCACTGGCGCGCTGCATGTGACGTCGCTGGTGCCCGCGATCGTTGATGAGTTGCTCAACGACGAGAGATTCACCTTCATCAAGGTCAGCCTGTCGCCGCGCGGCGCCGGCTTCGTTTTCAAGAGCAACCATGTGATGCAGGAGTTCATCAAGGTTTACGAGGAGAAAAACCGTGTCGAACGCGCTGAAGTCAATCCATCGGTCCAACACGAAGAAAGCGATGCAGGAGAGCGAGTTCATTCAGCAGCTGGGGGTGGAAGCCAGCCCGAAAATGGACCGGAGGGCGATGGAGTTCCTGCTGCGGCCGGACTCCCTGAAATCGCTGCAGCTCCTCAGCAAGATGGATCCGCGCCAGATCAAGCAGCTGGTGCAGACGTGCGGTCCGACGGCGCGCATGAAGCTGATGGTGGCGCTGGTGGATCTGGAGAAAACGGCGGAGAAACAGCGGGAGCAGGCGACGCCCAAAGTGCGCCAGTTGCTGATGAACGAGGACGGGTCGCAGATGACGCCGGAGCAAGTGCAGGAAGCGGCAGTGGCGCAGGGGCAGAGGATCGCGGCGGAGATACCGGGGGCAGTGGTCCTGCCGGACGGGAGAGTGATAGTCCCGCCCAAGAAGCCAGCGGAGGAGAAGACGTCCTCGCTGGTGATCCCATCGTAGTCGAATCAACCGAAACCCCCGAGGCTACAGCGACCGCTGCAGAGACTCCGGTTGAAGTTGAGGTAAAAGAAAAGAAGTCCATGCCCGCGGTCAAGCGTAAGAAATCGAGGTAGCCATGGCCCAAAACCACGAGATGCCTTTGACGCAATCCGACTCTGTCGGATTGAACCGGCGCTTCATGTTTCCGGTGCCGCCTCAGTATTTCGTGGATGAGCTAAGGTTCTTCATTCGTGACAGTGCCCCGGAGAACATCCTGTTGGATCTTCGGAGCGAGAGCGATGATGACCAGCTCCGCAGGGCGTGGGGCCGCGCCCTGATGGATTTCAATGAGACGCCGCCTCGGTTCAGGACGCCTTACACGTTCCAGACCTGTCCTGCACCATACCTGCTGTTGAAGAAAGCCGCGGCGGAGACCATTCGCAGCGTGGTGATGTGGTATATCCGCAACGAACTGCAGTACACCGATGGCGACCAGAACTTCTCGCTCAACCACCAATGGCGGCCTTTCCTTGAGTTTGCCAACCAGCTCAATGGTGAGTACGAGTCCGAGAAGCGCCGCGTGAAGACCGAGATCAACGCGCTGCAGGTCTTTGGCGCCAGCCCGAGCGAGTTCGGCTTGCGGTTTGCCGAGCTTGGCGGGTACAGCGACATCGGAGCCTCACAGGTTCCCAGCAGCCACAGGCCTTGACGATGTTCTGATTGAGGCGCTCAGTGCCCGGACTCTCGTGGTCGCGTGGGCTTTTGCTCCCACCATGGATCTAGTTCAGAACTATCGCGTTTCCATAAGCCGATCGCTCAGTCCCGAAGACGGGTTTGTAACCATCGCAACTGGTCTTCGCGCGAACCAGTTCGTTTTTCTGGATACAGACCCGCCTGAGCTGAGTCGGTGGGCCACCCTGTATTTTAAGGTCACGGTAGAGAAGGTGGATGCGTCGGGTGCTCCTATCCCCGGCACGGCCACTGAGAGTTCCCCCCGTAGGCTCCGCCAGCAGTACGCACCGGTAGCTTTGCACATCATTCGCGCCCGGTCGGTTTACTACCGACATCTGAAACTCGGGCGTGAATCACTTGTGTATCGCCGCAGGACTTCCGGTCAGACCTGCCCATCGTGCTACGATCCGGTTGAGGGCCGCACAACGAAGCATAGCTGCCCGTTGTGTTACGGTACGGGAAGAGTCGGTGGATACTATCCGCCTCAACGAGTGCTGATTCAATTTCGTCCTTCGGAGCGGCGCAACAATGTCGGGAGCACCATCTCGGAACAGACGTACGTCATGGCCCAGATGGGCCACTTCCCGATGCTGAGCCCGCGCGACGTTGTCTTCGAGATCAACACCGGCAAGTGGTACATCGTCAACACGGTGTCGCCCAAGGAAGTCGAGCGCGTTACGACATCCCAGCAGCTGCAGCTGCGCGAGCTGAATCCGCAAGCCAAGGAACAGGATCTCGCGCTGCCGTCCAGTATCGCTAACGACGTCAACACGTCATACCTTGTGGCGGTGGGGAACTGAATGCCGCGCCCTCTGGCTGTTATCACCTTCAGCGACGACCCACCCAAAGAGGTGTTGGACCGCATCATGGCGGCCGTGGAAGAAGGCGTCAAAACAGAGGTCAATGCTTCGACCAAAAAGCCGCGGAGCAGGCTGGCCGACTCCATCAAGGTGTACCAGAAGATGCAGGGCATTGTGATCGACTCGGACGTGAATTACGCCCGCATCGTGAACGAGGGCCGCGGCCCTTCTGTCATGCGGGCCTTGATAGGCCGAGTTGTTCCCATAAAACTTACATCAGGGATCACAATCTTTCGTAGAGTGACCGAGAAGGCCATTCGTGAAGGTAAGTGGTCCATGCCCGGAATGCCGGGCAAAGACTTCGTCAGACGTGGTGTGCAGCGGGCGGTGTCCCGCAGCGGCGGGTTGATGACGCGTTACGGCTACGATCTGAACGAGGACATCACCGAAGTAATGATCTAACGGAGAGGTCATGACCGACTACAACAACGATGCTGAAGTCAAGAAATTGCGTGAGAAGATGGCCAGCGTCATCGCTGAAGCTGACCAAGACCTCGAACGCATCAAGACGGCTGAGGCGCAGGATCTCGCCGCGCCGGAAGACCTGCTGACACGCACGATCTCCGGCATGGCCGACGACCTCCGTGCCAAGAGCTTCCCCAAGGAAGCGGAGGCCATCAAGGAAGCGCGTCAGAAGACCGCTTCCGCCAAGACGGCATCGGAGACGCCGGCTGCCCCGGAAAAGCCCGAGGCACCTGCAGCCAAGGAAGCCAAGGCTGAGGAGCCCGAAGCGGAAGAACCCGCCGAAGAGGCCCCGGTCAAGACGGCTGAGCATGAGCTCTTCGACTTCAAGTCCGCGTTTGAAAACCCGGCTTTCGTCAAGGGCTTCAATGACTACATCGAGGCGCACGGACCGATCTGGAAGCAGGCGGCCCTTGACCTGATGGTCGTTCCGCTGAGCTAGTCGACTCGCGAGTTCAGTCCTGATCGGAAGCCGCCATGGCGTATCACACTCGCTTTGTCAACATCGACCCACTCCGCTCACGCACCGGCGCTCACAACGCTGGTGCGTGGGAGCGCGCGTTCTACGACATTGAAGTCATTCAAGGCGGCGGCGGTTTCATCAACATCGGTGGTGTACTCGGCGGCGAGACGGTAGAGGTCGATGGCACGGTCTACACTGAAGGTGTGGACTTCGCTGGTGCTGCTGACGCTGCAACGCTTGCCGCGGCCATCAACGCCGCCTCTGGTCCTGATCTAATCGCGGTGGACCTTACGGTGTCGACCGTGCTCGTGTACACCGCCACGGCCGGCCGCACCAACGCCCAGCTGCTGGCCGACTTCGGCGTTTTTACCGAGGGCGGCGGCACCATCGTTCTGCGGCAGGCAGACGGGGTCACGGCATTGAACCCGGCCGGTCAACTGAACGTGTACAACGGCCTGACCGACATCGTCACGACGATTGTGCGACCAGACGGTACCACGCTGGTGCTGACTGAAGGCATCGACTGGAACGTCGGAGCCACGCTGAACGCTTCACTGGTCAGCTGGATGCTCGCCGTGGCTGGCGCCGCAGGCACGCCGCTCCAGATTGAACAGATGCCGGACGTGGTCTCCGCCGGCTTGACCGGACGGCTCTCGGCAAGACAGTACGGCAGCTGGGGCACCGGCATGACCATCGCCATTACCAACGGCGCCGGTGTCAACGCGAATCAGCTGGTCATCAATGATGTGGCTGGTCCGCACGGTTCGGGCCAGTCTCCTGCCGGCGGCGGCCTGCTTGGTGACGCAGGCGCACAGATGGCCGCTGTGCTCAATGCGCTGTCACCAGCCCCGGCCAGCATCGCCGATGTCATCATCCGTCCCTGCAATCCTGACTTTTCGCAGTGGATGATCGTGTGGGAGGCCTAAATGACCTTCTACTCGAAATTCGTCAATGTCGATGTGCTGAAGACCGGTACCAACCTGAACGCGTTCAACGCCGGCGGTTGGGAGAAGGCCTTCTTCGACATCCGTATCCTAAGCAACGTTTTGGCCGGCGTGGTTCTGACCATCGCCAACGGCCCATCCAATTTCGGTCCCATCGTGCTTACCGAAGGCGTGGACTGGAACGCCGGCGCCGATGTCGTGGCCTCGTTGAAGAATCTTGTCACCGAGATCCTGTCTCAGACAAACTGCCCGTGGGAAATGGAAAGCGGCGTCATTGTTGACCCGGCTACCCCGACTGCGGCCTACGTGCGCTTGGTGGCGCGCCAGCGCGGTTACTTTGGCGCGCGTGCGACCATGCAGGTGGCCAACCCCAATGGCGCCAGCATCAGCATCAACAACGATGACGGCCCGCACGGAACGGCTATTCGAGCTTCGGGCGGTGGCCTAGCTTCAGCTGACGACCAGATGACCGCCATCATCGCCGGGTTGTCACCGGCGCCAGCCAACATTCAAGCTGTCCGTATTCTTCCGGCGAACCCTGACTTCACGCAGTGGCTTATCGTGTGGGAGGTCTAATGGCCGACCGTCAGCTGAGCGCCGAGACTGCCAATGAGCGCGCTGAAGTCGGTTCGCGTGTTCGTCGTGTGTTTCTGAAAGTCCTGCAGACCTTTTTCAGCCAGCCTTCCATGGAGGCCTATGGCTTTCGCTGGATCGAAAACGACCCGAAGACGCAAATTGTTATCGCCGCGGAATTCACGCAAGAGCAGGAAGTCAAGGATCCCAATCACCAGATTCTCGTGAACCGCGGTCCCATCCAGTTCCAGAAGATCAGCTTCGACAACACGCTGCAGCGCAACGCCAGTTCAATCGCCAAGCGGGGACACGAAGCGCGCCCGGACAATGAGCAGCCGCGGGGTCTTGAACACCAGTTTGTTTCGATGGCTTTTACCGAGATGCAGATCCAGTGCTACTCGGAGCTGCCGGCGGAGGCCGAACGGCTGGCGACCATCGCCATGATCCCGTTTCTGACCTTCCAGCGACAGATCCGCAAAGCTGCCAATCTGCACAGAATCGACAATCCGCAGCTTGGAACGGAGACTCCAATTCAATCAGCGGACTCGAAAATTTTCATGTCCGTCGTACCCATTACAGTGCCGGTAGCGTTTGCCGTTAAATGGACGACTATCGTCGACCCGACATTCCTAGACCTCGCCTTCGAGTTGAAGACCGAGGATTGCTAAAGAGGAGTTCCCATGGCTGGTGGCGCTTTCACGAACGGTCCGATTGTTGAACCCAAAGTCGAGGTCATCCAGAATTTCATCACCACGAACCCGCTGGTTGTGGCGGCTGACCTGCCCATCTGCGTGGTCGGCCAACACCGCCAGATCCAGTTCGAGGAACTGCTGGGCACGTTTGACGCACCTGCAGCCGACGTCGACTACCCTGTAGCGAGTCTGACGACCTACTCTGCCACACTGGTCGAGCTGGACCCGATCACCTACGTTGACGAGAACGGCGACACGCAGCAGTCGCCCTCGCTGCCGCTGGTGGTTTTCCGCCACCCGACGTTCGGTGACGCAACCGTCCCGAAGAACGCGGCGGGTACGCCCGGCTGGACGTTCGACCAAGTCTCCGGTGAACTGACCGTCGACAAGGACTTCGAGGCCACATACGAAATCGCCTCGGGCGTCGGTTCCTACACCGTTTACGAAGAGTCCGACAACGTCACGCCGGCCATCAACACGAATTCCGGCTACCGCGAGTTCACGGACGCTGACGCTGACTTCATCGGCGACGGCGTCGAGGCCGGTGACCGCGTGTTGACCGCGGACACCAATTTCAGCGTCATTCAGGTGGTCAACGAGACCACGCTGATCGTGCAGGACGAGCAGCTCTCCGGCACGCCGCCCACCGGTTTCGCCGACGACGTGGCATACACGATCGAGAAGGTGGTGAACGACGGCGGCTCAATCTACATCAGCTACGTCGCCAACCGCGGCGACCTCAAGACCAGCCTGCTGACCATCGACGAGAACAACTTCGACTCGGTCATGGGCAGCGACAACTGGCTCAACCCGCTCGGCTACTACGTGAACCGCGCGCTGCAGAACACCGGGCGTCAGGTGCTGGCGATGCAGGTCGAGGACGCCGATTCGCAGACCAGCTGGGAAGATGCGCTCGATGCCTTGAGCAATTTCGAGCAGCCTTACGGCTTGGTGCCGCTGACGCAGGACGA